TAAGGTCCACTTTTGCCTGTACTTCCTGCGTTACCTGAACAGTACCGTTTTCTCCCAGAGTGACTTGCGATGCGCCTTGGTCTTTCAGCTCATATTCCTGGCTATTGACAACAACATATACCTTGTTATCCCGGTTGACTATCCGGGTAACTTCACCGGGCTGCTCCGGCTCTACCAGGGAATATTCCGCTTGATTTTTCGTTTCGCTTTTTACCTCAAGCGGCAATTGTTCATAGGTTACTTTGGTCTCAATACGGGGAAAGAAGCAATAAATCAAGCTCGCCCCTGCTACGCAGCCTAGTAAAAATCCGCTAAGCACTCGCCAGTTAATCATCATATTGCTCCAATTCATTGGCAGCAATTGTTGTGCTAATATCCCTGGCATAGCGGGGATTGGTCGCATAAATGGGTGCCATTGTTTCGACAAAGGCTTCCCGTGAAGAATAGTCCACATTATTGACATACACCGGCTCTTCCGTCAGTAATGTGCACCAGTCCTCAATGGCTTCTTCCAGTGAGTTATATAATTTAAACTTATCGACAATCGTCACCAATTCATCACCGTAATATTCTTCCGTGACTACCTCAGTAAACAAGTCCCCGTCAACCGCTTTCCTGCCAAAAATATTATAGTCCCCGATCGTATAACGCCCCCAGCCGCTTTCGATGGCCGCCTGGGCAATACAAACACTGGCATACAGCCGGTAGCGGCTGCAGATTGCCTGCGCCGCCGGTGCCAGCCAGCTGATAAATTCTTCTGGTGTCATTATTTCAACCCTCCCAGCTTGGACCGGATAAAGACAAGCAGCGGCTCCAGACTCTGTACACCGGAGTCGCGAAGATTTTCGATAATACTGACTGCCTCGGTGGCAGCGAGGTAATACCAAGCTGCCTTCAGGAAAATCCCCTCGCCGCCTACCATCACATCCACATGGACGACGGCGGCAACTAAGATCATATACAAAATGATTTTCCCGGCAAACTTCGTTTTCATCATCTCTGACGTGATGTATTTATGATTAAAGGCATTCCCCATGCTCCGGGTGCATTGCCAAAGCCCGGCCTGTGCCTCACAGACTCCCTGATCCAGCAAATAGCGGTAAGACAACGCCAGCCATTTTGTGGCCAGATCAATCAGGATTAACACCACAAACGCCATCAGCGCAGTGCCGTGACTGCTGAAGATAATGGTCAACAAACCTGCCACAGATATTTTTGCCAATGCCACATCGACAAGTGAGTGTGCAGCTCCTTTAGCTGCTTTGAATACGCTTTCTGCTATTTCTCCCAAAAATATCCCTCCATTAGAAAAGAATGAGTATGAGCCAGCAGCCCTAAAGGGCGCTGGCTCATGCTTTATGCAGTAAATAAAAATAGAGCCCTATTGGCTCTTTGTACGAAGATTACAATTGTGGTTTTACAGGCCATTCAGGATTTGCAGGATCACAGGTTGTAGGCATATCCCGTAAGGCCTGCCGGTATTGGGCATAAGCTGCTTTAACCTCTGCCGATAGCGGGGAGTCCGTTGCTTGCGTCCAATCACATGCTGCAAGTAAGGCATTGCGCTTGGAACGTATTGCCGACAAAAGCTCTTCTTCTGTCGGTACTATTTCGATTGGCGCAGTAAATGCTGCTCCATCGAAGTTCCAGCCAACTTCCGGGACAGGTGTTATATTGGTGATATCTACAAAGTGAATATGATCTTTGCAGAATTTGTGCTTATATAACTCTTCCAGAGACATTTCGTCTTCCATAATCCAATGAATTTTATCTTTTAAGATTTGCGCGTATTTTCTCATGATCATCCTCCTACCATTCAACTAATACAAAACCTGGTGCTCCAGCGCCTGAATAACAAGCTGTTACCGTATCTAAGATAGCTACACAAGCCCCTCCAGATCCAAAACCTATCCCGGTTGCTAAGTAAGAAAGCGTACTGTTTGTAGGACTTCCTCCAATTCCGAAAATACTGTTGCCACCTTTATTGAATCCAGGTTGACCACCAAAGCCGCCAGATAATCCAATTGTATCGCTAGTACTTAAATAGTTAGAATTACTCGTGTTTTTTGCACCACCACCACCACCACTACAAGATATGTAACTTCCGAAAGTAGTGATTCCTCCGCTTGCTCCTGCTGTAATTAATCCACTATTGTAAGAGTTATAACCTCCTACTCCGCCTGCCCCAATAGTAATTTTTACTATTTCACCGGCTGTAACCGTTATAGCTTGTGCTATACTACAGCCAGCTCCTCCTCCATTCCCCCCCGAAAAAAAGGTTTCATAAAGACTACTATATCTTCCGCCACCGGCTCCACCACCACCTCCACACATTGTTACCCACACAGTATTAATTCCAATAGGCACTACAAATGTTCCTGAAGTAATAAACAGTTGTTTTCCATGTGATGGTATTGTTCCTGAACTTGTTGTAATACTTAAATTCGTCGATCCATCAAAACTTCCACTACCTGTTACTGCCCCTGTTAAGTTTATTGTTCTAGACGTAGCCAGTTTAGTTGCCGTTGCCGCATTACCAGCGCAAACGTTAGCATTATTCGCCGTAGTAGCAGTAGCTGCATTCCCCGTAGTATTAGCACTAATTGTAGTAGGATTTGTCCCACCAGTTACTCTCCCTTTAGCATCGACTGTCACAGAGCTATAAGTTCCGGCAGTTACGCCACTGGCAGCTAGTGTTACTGGAATAGTAATGTTGGTACTACCATTGAAACTGGTAGCTGCTCCATTCGCATCACCGCTGATACCGATTGTGCGCGCTGTCTGGAGAGTAGTGGCAGTTGCCGCATTGCCAGTGCAGGCAGTCGCAGTTGTGGCCGCAGGTACCGCTCCCGAAACAGCAATGGTTATCCGGTCATTTGTTGCACTTGGAGTAAGCGAAACGTTGTTGCCAGCCACCAGCTCTAACGTATCAGTTGCCGAATCGGCTTGAATTGTCGTACCACCTACCAGTACACTGGCAAACGCATTCTGATTAACCTGCGCCCCCGCCGCGATACTATCCAGCTTAGTCTTATCTGTATTTGCCATCAAGCCATTGCTCGATGTGGTCGCTGCGCTGTGGGTATGAGTGGCAGGAGAGAAATAGCCCGCCGGATTGCCGCCGAGATATTCAGCATTCAAATTAGTACAAACAATACCATTTGCTTTCGGTATATCGCCACTTTCATTACCCACCGTTAAGCCGTTTACTTTACCGGCATCTACAATTTTGTCTTCTTTAAGTGCCCGGAAGTTTTCCCGAATAGCTGCCGGACCGGCAGCAATATATTCATCATCTGTAGGCTTTTCCTTATCGTATGCCATATAAAAACACCTCTTTTTTTATGTATTAATAGCCTCTAATCCGTAAATCTACAATTCCCTTTACGTCAACATTAGACGAATTTTTCACCTTTAATGTTACATCCGACTTGGTTTTGGCGATTACCTGAGCATGCAGATTTTCACCAATTGCTGTAGGTGTAACAACAGGAATTTCATTAAATTTATGACCGTAAGATATTGTTGATCCACCTGATTTAACATCCACCGACACGATGGTAAGCTCAGTATCCGGTACATCCAATGAAATCTTTAGATGATTGACCTCCGGCGTTTTCGCAGGATCAGTCGTAGCTAGCGTGACCCGAAACTCCAGGTACCGGAAGGTGGACTGCCCCGGCGTGAAATCCTGCCAATCTGTAAAAAGCTTATCATTTAAACTCGTTCGATATTGCAGCGTTGCCGAGGTACCAGCAGTTCTCAGAACAGTGGTTACAAAATAGGCGGTAATATTGGCAGTAATGACCTCTTCCATTTCAATCGGCTCGCAGGTATATGTACCGGCAGAACAATATCCTGAGTCTTTCGCAGCTAAGCGCAGCACTGTTTCCCCGCCAATTTCACTGAAGCGGGTTGTCGGGTAATCACTAAATCTGCCACCGAAATTACTGAATTTATATTGCGATGCACCAAATGCGGAATTGGCATGCTCCCCAGATCGCAGCGCCAATTCATCAAAAGACTTAATAATATTTTTCACAGGCAAATTCGCTACAACCACACCACCGCTGGCAGCTGCCACACTGTAAAAGCCGCTCTTATTAATGGCTTTGACATGATACCGATAGGTTCTCTCGGTATCAACCAAGTATTGATAGCCCGTTGTCGTCAGTCCGGTTACCACTAAAGAACCGGTATCAAAACTGGCACCTTCCCGGATCTCATATCCTACGACATCGGCTTCGACCGCTTTGTCCCAGAACAGCTCGACGTACTCTCCGTTCTGATAGACGCGAAGATTGCCAACTAGTTGCGGTTCCACTGCGCAGTACGCTTCTGCCGTTGTCTCTGTAGAATAAAACTGAGCAACATTCATTGCTTTCACAAGAATGGTAACTACACCACTTGCCGTCAGCGCATAGCTACAATTGGTCTCTTTCGTTGTTGTAATTAAGGTAGCAGTTTCCCATGAGGGCCCTACCCGTACTTCATAGTGAGCAAGATCGCTTTCCAGGATTCCCGTCCACGTAATGTTTACTAGGGATTTATCAGCTAAGGACTGCATCACTTTGAGGTTGGTGACCGAAGCAGGATTCAGGTCAAAAATACCGCTCACCTTTGCCGGAAACTGACTTTCATGCCCGGCGGAGGTGACTGCCTTGATTAAAAAGGTTTGTACTGCTTCTGCTAAAACCGTCGTCTCGAAGGATGTTCCTGTTACCCGGCTCCCCAGAACAGCTGCCGTTTCCCAGTTTGCACCAAGTTTGATGATATAGTAGGAAACATCCAGCTCGGCAGGAGCATTCCACGTTAATACAACTCTCGTCCGGTTGGTAGTTGACTGTTTGACGGCGAAGCCAGCTACATCCATTGCACCGATTGTAACGGCGATACTGCAGTTTGCCGCCTTAGAGGCATACCCTGCAGTAGTCAGTGCTTGTACGCTAACGGTATAGGTGGTACTTTCCCGCACCTCATACTGATAGCTAAGCTCTTTGGTAATATACGTACTGTCACCGACTATGAGCTTATAGCCCGCAATATCATCACCGCTTACTTTATTCCAGGATACAAGGATGATACTTTTATCCTTTGAACTTTGCACAGCAGTAAGACCAGTAACCGCATCAGGTTTTAAACTAACCTGCAGTGCTGCGTCCCTGGCTAATACGCTATAGTAGCCGCTGGAATTTACCGCTTTAATCATGAAATACATATAGCCTTCTGTATTCAATTTGTAACTGAAGCTAGTCGCTTTTAACTGGCTGGCAATCACGGTTGCTGAATCCCAATCTTCCGTCGATCCCATGCGGATTTCATAATGAGAAAGGCCGGTATCGGTATTGGCCACCCAGGACATATCGACATAGCTGCGATCGGCAGAGCGTTGACTGATTGCAAAATCTAGCACAGGTTCAGGTTCGATCGTTACCTTCAGCGTAACAGTTGCTGCCACTTGCGACTCATTGCCGGAGTTATCGACAGCTGTAACGGCAAAGGTATGGAAGCGACTTTCGGCGGCCCGATAGGTATAGGTAGTAATCTGAGCCAAATTTTCAATGATCCTTGACCCTTCCCGTATCCGGTAGCCAGCTAGGTCAACATCTGCTACTCCCGGCCAGGTTAAAATCACTTTTGTCAAGTCAGCGACATCAAAAGAGGCTGACAGCTGGACAACATCTGACGGCGGTATATCCTTGCCGACAATATAGATGCCCGAAGATACGGCTCCGACAGATATCACACCAATATCATTGACGGTACGCACCTTGACCACATAGGTATTGCCTGTTTTAACACCGCTGACCGTTGTACGCAAGGCCGTTGTAGTACCCCATTCAGTCCACGTTTGTCCATTGTCACTGCTGTACGACACTTTATAGCTCCGGAAGGGAGCATTGCGGGGAATCGTCCAGGCAACATGCAAGTTGGAAAGCATTGTCCCGTCTTTTTGCAGGTATGTTTCTTCCATAGCGCTCACATTGCTGACTTCCATCTTGACCGACAATTCGCTGTAATTGATTTCCGGTATATCTGTGGCTTCTGTATAAACATCCTCAATGTATTCGATACAGGTAAGCTTGCGTCTGAGATCCTGATCGCGGTTAATATTCAGTACCCGGAACGGTTTCACAACTTTGTTTGTTTCACCAAAGCTGTACAAATCCCACTTCAGCGGCACCTGAGACAAAGGCTGGTTAAGAGTCAGGACGTTAGTCGTCGTTTCCTGCAGAACCCCTTGCACATCCACAGTTACAATACTCTGTACCTCCTGCGCTGTAGCTGCCGTCGGGTTGGTAATTTGGACAGCCACTGTATAGAAAATCCCCGGTTTCAGCGTGACCTCACGATCAAGCTGCAAGGTCGTAGGCGTTGCTGCCAAGATTCGTCCGGAGAATCCCCATTGCGGTACATCATGCGCCAGAAGAACAATATCGTTAATCTGACAAGCAATCGCATCGATATCGGCACTGTATTCTACCGTCCGCTGCAGATACTGGTTGATCCGCAACCGGTATTTGCCCTCCCGGTACGCTTGAGAGACAGTCGTAGCTCCATCGAGCGTAATCTGTGTAATATTGGGCTCTGTAGTACCGTCATAGTTATCAGCATAAACGGTAATTATATCCTTCTGATAGCCCTTGTCCTCATTTGCAAAAGCAATCTCTATTGCATTGGCCCGGTCCTTCAGTCCCACGAAAGTTTCCTGAAATTTATCGGTAAGTATATTGCCAACAGTGAATAATTGCACTGGCTGCCCCGGTGCATCGCAAACGCAGCCGAAACGAGTTCCCCGCATAATTACCTTTCCGCGGCCAACGCTTTCCGGTTTTTGCAGGGCGGTCCAGAGATCGGCAGCCGTATCAAAAATATAATCGAAAGCCAGCTTTCGGCTGTCGCAAAATTCCGCCCAGTTAGCAAAATCCTGATATACCAACCGTGACGCCGGAGCTCCCTGCGTAATAAACTCATCCTGACCGGTATGGATATTTTTGATTCGCCGGCAGCGATGGATGATGTCGTAGGAGGCCCAGGCCGGATTATCGGCTGTTTTTTGCTCATATTGACCAGTGTTGGCATTCCAGACCCAAACATTATTTCGTGTCTGCAGCCAGGTTATGCTTGGCATACCTCCACTTAACTGACTGGTAGCCAGCGCTCTGATACCGATAAGAACCTTGCCGGGGCGGGCAAAATCATCGTATGCGATACTTGATAGCTGTGTCCAGAAAACACGGGTGGAATACCGGGTGTTCGTGCCACTCTTAGCTTTGCACTTGACCCTCACTTCATACTTGGCAGCAGGCAGATGATCGACGCGATAGGTACGCTGGAAGGCAGTGTTGGTAGAATTAGTAATTACCAAATCAGTTCTTCCACCATCGGCAAAATTATACCAAACTTCCTCACCGATCTTACTATATTGAGCCTGTACAGTAACAGACGCAGATTCCAGGTTGCCATTGTCCTTAACGTGATATAGCCCACCGGGAAACTGCAGGGTGATCTCCAGTCCCTCCACTGCACTTCCATCGGTTTGCTCTGTAGTCCAGGGATCGTCTTTAATAAGCTCATAAGCTAATGTTTCATCAACATACGTATCGTTAAAGTTTGCGATCACTGCTTGATCATTGACACCTAGTCGGATATCCGGTACTGCTTCCTTATAGTAGGAAATAGGATTGTCATTAATTCGGATATCGCTGATACTATCAATTGGTCCTTCGCCGCCACACAACAGGATATTCATGTATTGTTTTTCATCATCACTTGATACATGCTGGGCGATAACTTGCCCTGCAGTCCGCATGGTACCATATGTCACTGCCAAGGCATTGCCCTGACCAGACTGCGCCCGTGCATTGCCCCAGTCATATGATGACTTAATCTCGGGAATGTCCGGCTTAGCCGGTGGGAACCAATGGTTGATCAGTGCCCCGCCGACCATAGTTATCGCCGAAGCTTTCACGCCAGACCAGAAGGCTTTTCCCCAAGCCTGATGAGTTGTCATGCCATTTGTAATTCCTGCTATCAATAATGTTGCAAAAATCCCCATCCATTTCGACTTGCCGACAACCGGACAAACAGCTATCCAAGTATTTGGATTAACCATTTGCGCCTTGGAATCATTCACGATATTGCCGTCAACGCTGACAATGTACTCGTCTAACCCCATAATATAGGGCTGAATATATTCACAAACTGCTTTGCCCGGAATATGCTCATGAGCATGTACTTCCTTATCATTATGGTTGAACGGATTTTTCAAAACGGTTATTGTTATCATGCGACACCCCCTGGTATATAGAATCCTTCAATGCGTTTAGCCCAGGCGGGTTGGTCGATACGGTCGATGTTAACACCAATTCCTTTGCAGGTATGGATGAACCGGCCCTTACCAATGTATACCCCTGTATGGTCACAATATACCGCAAACCGGATAACCACCAGCGCCGGCACAGGAATTTCCCCTTCACACCTGTGCCAGAATGGGCGCTGCTCACGCACCTCATTATGTATCCTACTGGCATCCTCACACGATATTTGATAATCAGGTAGAGTTATACCATATCGCCCAAAAACTTCCGTAGATAGCCCCCAACAATCAAGACCTGCCACAGGATCGCGTCCGCCATCGACAAAAGGCAGTCCTATCAAATCATCCAATTTTATATTCATAGTACCTCCAAAGAAAAATCGCCTTAACGGCGATTCGTATTTACTGTTTCTTTTTTACGCATACAGCCCTCCTTCCGGTATGCTGGGTTCGCCACCATAACGCACCGAATTGCCGCGCTTGCGGCAGGACTGCAATGTTCCGTCGCACGGCGGCAGTTCTCCGGCGTACCCGCATTCGATGCCTTTATAGTGATCGCGCCAGGCACAAAAACTCTTCAGCACCCGCCGGAAGGGAAACCTTAGTTGCTCTGACATGTCACAGCCAAGGTCAAAAGTTACCCATTTGCTATCACAGGTGGTTGCCTGTACCGTAAAGATTTCTTCTACTTCGGGTAAAACATTATCCAGATGCTGCGAATGAACTACCCTTAATATCACATTCGTACCAACCAAGCCATTGTTATTTTCCACATAAGCCTGAACAGTTTGCGTAACATTCGAAATTTGCAAAGCTATCGAAGTCATTTTCGCCTTGCTATCTTCCTTGACTTCATCGATGGTAAAATTAAAAGCATTCCAGGTATAGCCATTCCAGACAACGTCCTCGGTATTGCGTACCAGCCGCAGTGGCTCCTCTGAATCGGGAACAGCGACCTCCACCAATAGCAGCCAGACACCATCACTGCTAAGCTGACTCTTTTCCAGCATACCGGCAACAGACAAATTAAGCATTTTACACCTCCTGGACTGTTAGCGTACCCGCATAATATCCTGACGCTACCATATTGAAACTAAAATCTTCCCCCGTAAACCGGACGGAAAATACCTTTCCGGAATAGGGATCACCTGTGACAGCCGGATACTGCCAGTCAAAAGCCAAACTGCCTCCATACACAGTATCGCGATAAAAGTCGCGCAAAACCGCATAATCGGCAGCAGGCAGAGCCGTCCATTTCAGAACAAAGCTCTGTGGTATCCGGGTGAACCGAGGCCGGGACACCACCAGCCCATTTTCCAGTTCAGATTTTAGCGCAGGATCTTTAATTTTTGTTGTCATTGGATACACCGGTTGTTGGATAGTAGGAAATTGTACCATTAAATCTGCCTCCTTGTATTGAATCATATATTATT